GTGAAAGGAACAGACATCGGTTTTGTCTTGATTACTCCGTAATCATAGCACGGATTGAGGGGGTTTGGAGATATAGTGTGCCACCTCTACAAGTGGCACATCTCAACACTAGACTCAGGTATCAGTAGGCTTTACTAAGTCTCGGAGTTGTTTTTGTTGCTCTTCGGTGAGTTCATCAAGAAATGATTGAACGGAGAAACAAAACTCAACAAATGAGATTTTTTGAATAATGAAAGTCATTTGATTAGTTAGTAACGTGACGATAATTGAGAAAAACTACACACCAACTAGTGAGGTCAGTTACACATTCAATCAGAGCATCTGCAACCTCAAGTTCATCATTAGCATCATCAACTTCCACCTCAAAAGTATTACCAAGAGCATAATCTACAACTTCTTGTTGTTGCTCTGGGGTGAAATCTTCTTCGTCAAAATCAAACTCAACTTCAGTAACTTGTAGCAGGAGAGTAGTTTGCATTTTAGATTCAGGTAACATCACGCATTTCTGTTAGGATCTCATGTAGCAGTTCAACATCGGTGCCCATAAGTTCACTCACCTCATCCCAATCATCATGGAACTCAATCAGTGAAATCAGGCAATCTATCTGCTCAAAGGTTAAAGTTTGCATCAGTTTAGGATAGAGAATGAACCGCAGAAGTTGCGAACCCAGTTAAGAGTGTCATAGTGATTGCGAGGATTAGACATTACCATGCTCACATTCTTTTCGGGATTGTAAGCAACAGCAACGTATTTGTGGTCACATTCTTGATACTCAGGAGTGATTTGTTGAATCCACATTTGATTCACTTTACCTTCTTTCCAGTTGGTAGAGTAGGAGAAGACTTGATCCATTTGGGTTGTGCTCATACTACTGATACACTTTGAAGGCCCCAGGTGTTACTAACTCTTACTCAAAGACCATTGATAAAGTCAGCAACTGCATCATCATAATCTTCTTTGGTTACAAATGTGCGACCATAAATGTTACGCGGATAGGTTACGTTTGATTCACCCACAGCAGCAACATTGCGGCAGTCTTGTTCATCATAACCCATCTCAATTAGGTTTTGAACGTAAGGATTGTAATGTGTCATTGTTTTAATTAACCTCCAAAAAGTTCATCGAAAAGTGGTGTATCATTAAACCGAAGTTGTTCCCTTTGAGCAACAAGGAATTGAATATGTTGATTAAGGTGATCTATCTGACGTTGAAGAACTTCCTTTTGATTGTTAATGTTCATAATGGAAAGATTGATCTCGATTCTTGTCATTTGGGAATTGGATTGAGTGCTCATACTACTGATACACTTTGAAGGCCCCAGATGCTAACTATTCATTATCCATATGATTTACAATTTGATCTTCAATTTGTCTTGACAATTCAGTCATCCATGTACCAAGTTCTTCATCATCTTCATACTGTGCATTGTTTGTGATAATGTCAAGAATGAAGTCAATTTGATCGTCAGTGAATGAATATACTTTAAGTTCTTGAGTTGGTGTCATAATCAGTTAGCAGCAATGTGGTAAACTTGAGCAGAGTCGATGTTATCTCCAGTGAGAAGATAGTCGAGATTCAGTCTATCTTGAATCTCACGTTGTGCATCACAATTAGTGAGCAACTTAGTGGAGATGGTATCAATACCTTTCCAAGTTAGCACCTTGAGAGTATAACAAGTGGAGTCTACCACAGGATAGAATCCGACACACATCGTACCATCCTTTGATTGTAGTGTGGGGAAAGAAATCATCGGAGTGCTGGTGGTCATACTACTGATACACTTTGAAGGCCCCAAGGTATTAGTTAAAGACGGGGTTGACACCTATAACTTTGGCAGTAGGATTACGAGCAAGTGCTGTCTTTCGTGCGTCCTGATTGTTGCTTGCTTCTAAACTTTCGGTGAAGACTTTACCACCAACATACAACTTAACTTCGTATTTCATGAGAAGAATGAACCAATGGATTTGGGAAGACCGACTATATTCAGGAACGCGAGCAGTGCTACAACATCCCAACATTTGTTTCGGATCATATAAGGTAGAGCAAGACTATTGCCAATAAGGTATAATCTAGCACCTGTAGTAGTGTCATAATAAAGGGTGATAATGTATCCTACACAAATTATAAGAGATGATACAACTCGTGCGGTGTTGATTATTTTAGCAGAGGGCATTTCCAACAACTCCACCTCCCAAAATACCAAGTGGTATCATATACCAACGGTCAGCAACTCTTGGAGTGGCAGCATAACTAGCAATTCCACCTAAGATTGCACCTACTGGAACAGCAGCACAAGTATATTTTTGTGGTTGAACTTGAAGAGGTTCGGCATAACTATATCTTGTATTGTTGCAAGGAACAACATACCTTTCGGATGTTACTTTTCCAGGATAATAATACCCATAGTAGTCATGTCCACCAGGAGTATAAACTTCCCGATACTGAGTGCAGATTTGAGTGTAATTAACTTGTTGTGCCATCACTGGAGTTGGTGCGAGCAGTAATGGTAGAAGTAGAAGTAGTTTTTTCATTTACCAAGTATTGTTTTGAATATGAATAGATCGGATTTCTTGATAAAGAAACTTACGAAGTTTAGTATCTGTGGTGTTATCAAAAGCATAATAAAGACGAGAAAGATATTCTGTCTTTGTGGTGCATTTGACTACTTTTACGTTCGTTACACCAATATCATTTAGTGACGAACCTGCTTTAGCTTTTGGAACACCAAAGTTGCCAGTGACATTACCTTTGGTGCGAAACTTAGTCTTGATTTTGGATAGATTAGAGTAAGTCATTTTGTTAGAGAAGGTGTAGGATTAGTGGTTCAATCGCATCAACAGGTTTGCCTAATCTTTTTAGAAGATGATAACCTTCTAAAACTTTCTTATCACTATTTTTTTTAGGTAACTTTCCTTTTGGTGGGGGTAACGGATCACCCATCTTTCTAGGTTTTGCTGGTTTACGTCCCCAGAACTTTTTCTCATCATCTTGTTCAACTTGTAGAGTTGTTGACCAACTCCTAACTTTATTAGTAAAGTTCATTTAGTTGATTTGATTTGATTGGTGTCTATACTATAGGGACACTTTGAAGGCCCCCAGAGTTACTATTATCGTGCAATAATGTCCAGAGTTTCCATCATCATCACAGCAAGTTCAAACTTAACATCATCCTCAACTACAGGAATGTTGACCTCTACAAAATCAATCACAAGTTCCATCAAAAGTTCAGTCATTCGTTCATCAGCATAGACATAAGTTGCAAGTTCATTCTTGAAACCATCACGCAGAAGTTGAAGAGATTTAGTCACTGAGAGTTCTTTGATTGGATCGTGGAGAGTGTAAGTCATTTCAGTTCAGAGTTGTGGATAACGTAATCAAATGCTTCATCATAACTGGAGAAAGTTAAATTACCTGCTCCAGAAGCATCAATATCACCACCAAGTTGGAAACCTTGATAAGTAATCAACCATTCAGGAGTTTCTCCTTTGAGAGTAGCACCTTCTAAGATTTCGTATGGAAATGGAATAGTCATTTCAGTTACTTTCAGCAATTTGGTTGAGAATGTTGCGAGCATACTTCATAAAGTCGTATGCAGTTACATTACCATTATAATTCTCAATACAATGGACATCAAGCATATCCGAACCGTTGTAGGTATTCACGATGAGCAGGCAAGCATCATAAAGTGCTGCTTTATGTGCTGCTTCAGAGTAAAACTGGATTGCGTTGTAGGATGGTAACATTTGAGGTTGGTGCTCATACTATAAGGACACTTTGAAGGCCCCAGATGTTAACTATTCATTTTGCGTAAAGATAACCACCAGCCCAGTCAGCATGAGCAAATAACCATTCACGTTGCTTGATAATTCTCAGGTCAAACCTAACACCTTTAGCGGGAGACTTCCAACTGGCAGACTTATACACTTCACCAGTTTTCTTGTCTACGAAAGCATGAACTGAACGCGAAGAACCACTATCAACCATAATGATTTTATGGTACTTTTTACCCGTCTCAATCACATAATAAATCGGCAGAATACCACTTTTAAGTTCATCAATTCTCTGTTGATGATACTCTACACTTTCATTCCTTTCAACTGAACGTTGATGTCCACGAATAGAATAATCGCGGTAGTTATCTTTCAGTGCTTCAATCAGCAGATAAGTATGCTTTAGCACTGAATCTGTGATGGTTTGTTGTGCTTGTTGTTGAAGAGTTGCAGTCATTTCAGTTTCAGTTTGAGTGATTGAAGTGCTTGTTTGCGGGATTTGATTTTACCCTTACACATACCCTTGGTTCGTTTACACTTACCAGAGTTGTGTTTCCAGTTTGGTGTGCTCATACTACTGATACACTTTGAAGGCCCCCAGAGTTACTATCACCTTTGCAGGTTGAAGTTAGCATGAGCAAATACTTCACGGTTGACAAGTTTCAGAATGATGCTATCGTTCTTGAGAACAAAACCCTCACCCACAATTCTTTCACCGTTGATGTATGCTACTGGACTGTCCGATACAATCATCATGTCCATCAAATCTTCTTTGATTTCTATCATCATCAGGTAAAGATGTGCCAGGTTCTTACCAAGAATCTCAGCAAGTGCCCACCAAGTCAACTCTTTACCCTCACGAATAAGAGCATTGATTTTAACTTTAGCAACTGCTGCTTCCTTTACACTTAGGAATACAACATCATAAACATCAAGACCAAGAGAATCTATAGGCATAAGGTCTACACAAGGTTGCACAAACTTGACGTGCTCAGTATCATTGAAGAATGGTGTAGAACCAGATACAAACGCATCCTTAAGTTCACCATCAGTGCTCCACTTTGTGTGTGGTGCGATGATGATACTTTGTGTGATAACTTCAGGGAACTGATAGGTAATCGTGTTGGGAGTATAGACATTAAGTCCACCGAACCCGATGAAATCACCCTGATAAATGTATTCGGTGCAAGGAAGATTATCCAGGCAGCAGTGTAGGATCTGTGCTACATTACCACTGTGATTTGCATCAATATCCTCATGCGATTCGTTGATTTTGAGTTTAACTTTGTTGAAGACACTTTTGGTGCCCACAAAGAAGTTTCCAGTCGCAGGATTGGTGCCCCACACAATAGCGGGAGAACCATCAATCTTCAGGGAAACTTCATAGTCACCATTGAAGAAATCCAGAACAGATAGATCACCTGTTAGGATTAAGTCCTCAAAATGTTCTTGGTGTTTGTTTTGGATGCTCATACTACTGATACACTTTGAAGGCCCCGGAAGTTATATTAGAAGTCAAGGTAGTTGTCGATTGCTTGCTTGATTTGCTCAGAGAGTACAAGTGAAGGTGCAATAGCATTGACTTCACCAATATCACACTGGTAGTAATCACCAAGTTTCAATTCAATCATAGCACCATCTGCACCCTCTTGATACAATGAACGTGCCACTTCATCTTCCACAATACATACACGACGAGCAGAAAGATCAATCACCAACAAATAATCATAGGTGGAAAGTTGCTTGAAATCCTCTACAGTTTTGGTTTCGGATAGAAAAGACTTAACTTTGAACTTCTTTGTGGCATTAACATCTTTGCGTTTGTAGAATAGGTTTTGACCCATCTTCAATTCAATTTTCTTCAGTTTTCCACTACCATTATCCCACACGAAATCGTATCCATTCTGATCTACACGAACAAGATCAGAAAACTTAGCAAGTGCTTTCTCTACGCAAGTAGCACGGGCAAAGTTATCAGCATTGGAAGAGAATCCCTTATCAGAGTAGAGAGAATCAACAACACCGAAAACTTTATCCCAGTTAACACCTGTTTCCAGATGATCTATAAAATGTGAAGTCATCATCTGAATTGAGTGCTTACACTATTGATACACTTTAAAGGCCCCCAGAGTTAATAACTTTAATCAAAGTTTAACAATTAAGATCTCATGAGATTCTTTTTTGTTATGATCTACACCACGTTCTTTTTTATGTTTTCCTACTCTTGTTTCACCTGCTTGATAAGAATAATGCCACTCTGGATAGTGTAGATTAAAGTCTTTGTAGTATTCACGAATCGTCTCACAATTATTATAAGAAAGAATAAAACTACCCTTGTGATTGTGCAGTAAATCTCTTAAGAGTTCATGATTAAAACCACTATGGTGAACGTCAATGTTGCAGTTGGGATACATACCTTTCAACATCTTATTATCAGAGTCTTTTTCCAAATAATATGGAGGATCAAGATATAACAAGTCATTCTGATAGTTTGGAATCACTTGATCAAATGTTTGTTCCTCCACATGCAACTTTGGATTGCGATAAGACCTGATATAATGTACCATCTTATCCCATTTTGTTTGACTTTCGTAGATGTTACTCATCCACCCCATATACATTGGACCATAAGAAAGATTATGGTTGAAGTAGTAATATGCCGCGGCAGTGATGTTATCTAACTGAATGGGATCACGTTTGTAGTGATCTGTTCTCCAGTCTTTGAGCATCTCTTGAGTATAATCCCATTGGACCAAAAACTCTTTGATCTCAACATACTTTTCTTTTGTGGGAGTTAACTCCTGGAGTTTATCTGCAAACTCATTTGGTGAACTTAACAGAACATTCCAGAAATTGACAAGTGCATGAAAAATGTCAAAACCATGAACATCAACACCCAATTCAGATGACCAACGAGATTCTAATGAACCTCCACCAACAAAAGGTGAGATAATCCTCTCAGGATATGGAAGTTTTGGAATATAATCAGTGATGATCTTGTATGCTTTTGATTTACCGCCAGCATATCTAATTGGGGTTTTCATAGACGGGGATCTGAGAACTTAGTTGAAATTTTGACTGCATCAGCAATAGTTTCTTTACCAATGCGATAAGCAGAAGCAAAGTTTTGTGCTTCACAATATTCTGCATATTTTTCTAGAATAAAGTATAGCACATAACGATTAGATTTCCTATCAGTAAATGGTTTCACCAAACCATCTTGTGAGATAACTACAGGGAGAACTAAAGTTTTTAATTTTGTCAAGCTGGGACAACTTCGTATGATAGGTTTTCCTGCAAGAAAGAATACAATCCCTTAGAACGCACACCATGATTCATAGAACCACAGTGTTTGCCACCACGAACCTCAAGATAAAAGATCTCTTTGTCTTCTGCACGAACAACAACCTTGGCACCCTTTGTTACATGAATTTCATAGTCAGAGTTAACATAGAGGTTGATAACATCTTTCATATCATAGACCAGAGCATCAGAAGTGTTGCTCTTCAGTACAACCAACTTGTTAGCATCATAGTTATCAGTAAAGACTTTCTCCAGAACCACACGGAAATTGTCTTTATTACGCAACCATTCAGCAACATTCAATGCACTGGAGTAGAAAGAATCAAACAGATTGGTG